AGTGGAACAAATCCATTACGACCATTTTCAGCGTCATTCCAGAACTTCCAGAAGTGATTGTAACCGAGTGGTGTAGAAGATAAAAGAATCTTGGTGGTCTGACCAGCAGAAATTGTAGGATAAACAGAAGTGAAGAACTGTTCAGCCACAGTGTTTGGAATAATCGCAGCTTCGTCAACGTATAGTAAGTTTACAGATTTACCACGAATACCTGAAGCTGATGTTGCAGCTGTAAATACTTTTGAACCATTTTCTAATTCAATGTCACCTTTATTCCAAGTAGTAACACCTTGTTGCAACCACATTGGTAATTGCTCAAACATCAACTGATAACGAGATAATACTTCTCGAGCAGCAGTTGCTTTGTTAGCAAGAATAGCTACTGTTTTATTTTCTTGAAATAAAGTATACCATAAAATATATGCAGCAGAAGTAGTTGTCTTACCTTGCTGACGACCTTCCATAAGAATCACACGACGATTATTATGGATGACGTTTACTTTATTCTTTTGGCAATCGTATAATTTAAATAGTTGAAGACCATGGTCGATCGTTACAATGTAACAATAGTTCTCAATGAAGTAAATTGGATCTTGTGAACATTTAATATACTCTTGAATATTTTCAGGAGTGAACTCAACTGTAACACCAGCTGCTTTAAGATTCGAATTCGCATTATAAATTTCAGCCATGGTTTAAAAATTATCCATCCAATTTTCTGAAGTAACAGTTCCAGTTGAAGTATCGCCAGTTGCAGTATAAACTCTATTTGCGTTACTAAAATCTTCGTTCTCGCCAATGTTGGCATTAACAGTGCTAATAACACCTCTAGAACCAGAAGATCCAAACAAATTAACTTTCATTTGAAAATTTAATGTATGTGTAACAAATCTACGAGTTTGGAAGTCCCCATCGTATTCATCAGAAACAGCCACGCTATTTAAAATAATAGGCACTTCTGTTCTAACATTCATCTCTGGGACTATATTGATATTTAGAGTATATTCTGGAGTGAATGTTGGCAAAATTTGTTCAAGAATTTGTAGACCATCTTCCTGTGTTTTTGTAAGAATATACAGAGAAAGATCTAAGTTATATGGAACTGGAGTATACATGGCGGAAACTGAGTCAGCACCACTTCCACATGTGATTTGTTGCATACGATTTAGCTTACGCTGTGGATCGTAATTGTATCCTAAAATTTCAAAAGACATTCTAGGTAAAGAAGTATATGTATAGTTTTCTAAATTAGGATCTTGCTCTAAACGAACTACCCACTTTTCTTTTGGTGCGTATGCTAATGGAACTTGGAGTCTTTGGACAGTAGTTCCATTAACAGAGTCACCTTGTTTGCGATCGATATAAATGTTACTAAAAAGTGTACCGAATCCTACGATACACTTTCTAATTATACCATGATAAAATACGTTATTATTTAACATTTATTAATCCCAAGCACCGCCACTTTGTTGCCAAGCACCATCTGTGAAGATCAGTGTACACAGTCCAGTACCCTCATAAAAGCCATCACCAGAATGTTCGTATATTCTAAATGGCAATAACTCAGCTCCAGTTGTATTACCACCAACACGAGCATTAGCAACTGATACAGATACATTGTTTAGAGCAGTACCATCTTGTGGAACTAGATACATAATCTGACCTTCAACACCATCTGCCAGTGTATAATCACCGTCTATTAGTTTGTTGATACTTTTAGTTAGGTCAATAGCAGTAGGCACTAAATTGCTCACTGTAATGGTTACGTTGTCAGCAGGAGTAGTTCCACCAAAAATATTTCCGTTTAATACTGCACTGTCACCAACGACGAAAGTAGCAGGTGAAACATCTCTAATGTTTAATGTGGAAATATTATAGAATTGATCAATATTAACATCTAGAGTAAGATTCTTGCCATCAAATCCTATAAGTATGTTGGGATAATTTCCAGGAGTAAGGTTAGAAGGATTTGCAGTACTTACTGAAAACCCTTCAGGAATACCACTTAGTGAAGTAGAAACAGTGGTATAAACAGTACCCGTGTAAGCAGTAGTTTGCTCTGTGCCGTCTGGGAAAGTCATACTACCATTTGCATTAAACTCCCAAACCTTATTGGGATTGCCAGTAGATGTTACTTCAATAAGAGCTTCATTTGGAGCACGAACTTTTCTAGCTATTGGTGCAATACCAGTCCAAGCTGTAGTTTGATATGTGTTATCTGGGAAACGTAAGCCAGTAGATTCTTCAAACCTCCAGCCAACTCCATCTCCATTTTCAATATGAAGTCCACCCGCATTTGCAGTTAGGTTTGCAGTTGCTGCAGCCCAGCTATAATAAGCATTTTTAACTGTTGAAGATGCTGGGATTAAACTTGATGGAACTGATGATGGATTAGCTTCACGTGCTTCTACCAGTGCGGCATAAGAATTTTTACTTGCAGGATATCCTGGACCAGTATAATTTGTAGTAATGAATAACTCTTCAAGAACTGATAAAGTGCCTTGATAATTATCATAAAGTTCTTGAACATCAGACGCTTCGATCTTAATTCTATTTTTTAGATTGATATTTCCTGGTGTGGTAAGTATACCATCATTATTAAATGTCCAAGACTGTGCTCCACCACCTTCAACAGCTGTAGAAATTGATACATTATTGTAGCTGTCGCTGACTTTAACGTGATTTAGTTCACCACCTAAAAATAGATCAGCATTGCTATTGTCTATTGTACCACCTGCTCTGAGGTGTATGTGATTAGGTGCTGTAGGATCGACTATAAGATATTGGTGATTAGTAAAAACACCAGAATCTGGACCATCATCCTCGCTACCACGATATAATACAGTGTCTGGAATCAACTTAATAGTGTCACGACGTTGTCCATCGCTACTGTCAGCATTTCCTCCATAGAATACACCCTTGCTTAATACTTTGCTTTTTAGATTTGTTCGAACACCATCAAACATTAAAAGTTCTAGAGTACCATTATTATTATCTAAATTTTCATAAATTGCAATTTCACCTCTAGGGCGAATTTCTTCACGTATGTTGTTGTTAGCGTCATCGCCATCAACTCTGTTAACTGTTATTCTGCGTACTGTTGTCATTTTATTTGTCCTGATTAATTGTAGAGTTCTGAACCGTAAAACACTGTAGCAGACCACTGCACTTTTAGTGTTGAACCTTCATCATCTATGCGACGATATCTAATGCGTCCTTCTGAAGTAACAAACCACAAGTCGTCGTTTTCACCATCTGAAGTACCACTCTGTACTTCGGTGTGAGTAATGTGTTCTTCATTATCGTCGTCTACTATATGTATAGTTCCTATCCAAGTGCTATCGCTAGTGTAAGCGTGATATTTAATAATAGCACCACGGAAGTTTGTAGCACCACCTGGTAAATCATTTTTGTCCCACCAAGTTACTGGTTCCCCACCAGTTACGATTATGTAGTAAATTGTACCTTGGCCAACTGGTAATCTAATTCCATCTTCAAGTTCAATATTCACATAATCTGTTCCCCAGCCAGAAACAACACCAGTAGCCCAATCGCTTTGATTTTGTGAAACTTTTACACGATAATAAGTAATGCCTTCTGCCAATTCTATGAGCTCGTCACGATCTACACCCTCAACATCAAGTTGAACTTGACTAGTATCATTTGAATTGCTTACTGTTGAAGTAGTGATTGTATTGCTCACTGTTTTAGAAGTCACACTAACTGCTTTGTAACCGTAAACTTCTTCAATTCTGCGATTACCTGGACTTGTTAGTTTAACACGACCAGTACCTTCTGCAGTATCAAGCGTTGTGCCATCAGAGAATCTAATACCATCAACTCCATCACCACCAATAATGTTAATGTGTGATACAGCATTAGTAAAAGTTTGTTCTTCTCTGCTAGGTCCATAGATATAACCACTAATTATTTGGCTACCACTGTCAGGTCCAGATCCACTAGTACCAATGCTGGTACTAGAGTTACCTGTAACAAGTAGACCAAATATGCCGTCATTATAGACAAAACTGTATGATGATCCTGCACCAAACGCTGCTGATCCATCCTCTACAGTTTCGCCGCTGTTGTAATTAATTTGATTTGCGAAAGAACTGTTGATGTAGTTACCAGTGTCATATTCATCTTCGCCGCCATCATCAATTGAATTAATTGGCCAAGCTGATGCAGGAAGAGTTCCTGATACTTCAACATTATACACTTCTCCAAGAGATGAAACGCTGGTGACTGTTAAAGTAATGTCGTTTTCTGGTGTTGTACCATTAACAAGGTTGTCTCCCGTTAAAGTTATAACATCACCTATTGCATAATTAGATCCCCAGTTGTCAAGAGAAACACTATTATTTGCTTGTACATTTAATATAGTCAATCCACTGCCAGGTATATTAGTGCCTGTTCGTGCAGGATAACCAATCCATTCAAAACTTGGAACACTCACTCCTTCAACTTGAAAGTTACCAACTGCGCCATTTTCTGTGTAAGTAATTTTAACAATTGCATCATTTTCTGGTGTAGTACCTCCAAGGGCAGTGCCTAATATTTTAACTCTATGACCTTCTACGTAACCGCTTCCGCCTGAAGTGTTTGCTGATACGAGTATCTGAAACGTATATGAACCAGTTGGGAAGATAAAGATATTAGGACTTACTTGGATTTCCCATCCATACTCTTGAGGGACTGTATTAGTGACAGTAAAGGTTGTTCCATTGTAGGTCATTTTACTACCAATAGGAATATTTGCAGCGCCAGAGTTAGTAGTGTGTATACTATTGCTACCGTCGTTTTCTGCTCTTTGATCTATTGATATAGTATCTAAAAGTCCAGCTATGTAATCTCCAGTGTATGGTCTAGCGATGATATCAAATGTTGCACCACTACCCGTTGGAGTTTGAGCTATAGTTGGACCACCATTTAGTGTAGGTATAGCAGTGTTAAAAAACTCAAAGTCAGTGGCTACTCCATTTGCAGCAGATACTAGACTTGGATAGTTGTCGTAGAACGCTGCTTTCATAGCGTCGACTGATCGATATTGACCTTCAGCACCATTCTCTAGGATTACATTGTCAATAACTGATTCGGCAAATGCCACAATGTCGCTAATTGGTTTTTCTTCATTCGCATCACCTACAACCACAAACATTGCTAAAATATCACTACCGCCTACACCAGCCACTTCAAAGAAGTCGTCATTGCTATCATCTGTTATGCCAATTTCAGTTACTGCTGGTTTGTTTATAATAACCTTAGTAACATTTCGTGTAGAAGGTTGTCCGCTACTGTGGAAGCCACCGTAGGCAATCTGTAGACCTTTATATGCCGTACCAATATTTGCTGGTACTGTAACTGTAGGTAATCCTTGACCACTTCCACCACCCAATACGCTATTGCCATTGCTGTCTACAATGTCACCATCTACTGGTAGTTCTAAATCACCATTAGGTTTAAATTTCCATGCGCTATCTGCACACCAAAGTTCTAAGTTATCTTGTCTTACTGGCTCATAGTTTGGACTTGAGAATGTTAATGTTATACCAGCATCTGGAGGTGGTAATAAATCTGCAGTTTGGAACGCAGGTTGTCCACCAAGATCGTTTCTCATCTGAGTGATTGTAGTGGTAAAAATTGTTGAACCGTTTTGTTGTGCAGTTATAGTCCAACCAGTTAAATCTGATGTATAGTTTTCTAATATATTTGTAATTGGATCCCAACCTGAACCTATACCAACGTATCCATTGTTAGAACCAATACCAACTGAGTAAGGTATACCACTTCTACTTAAACCAACACTATTTGTTAGTCCTCTACGAATAACTCCAGGAATAAACATATTACCATTGTCATGGAATACCCATTCATTAAATCTGCCATTGGATGTCATGTCACCTGTCGCTAATACTACATCTCTGCTGCCATTTGCGTTAAGTGAAATAGAACTAACATTTGTGTTTTGTTGACCATAACCCAACCAACCAAGATAGATACTACCTTGATTTCCGCCAGCTCTAATATCTAATCTTTGATTGTCAACTTGATTTATAGATGTTCCTAAAGAATCTGAACCAATGCTTAAATTACTTGGTAGATTTAATGTTCCATCTGATTCGAATGTCCAAACCTTATTTGGATTGCCAGTAGATGTTACTTCAATAGTTGCTTCATTTGGAGCACGAACTTTTCTAGCTATTGGCGCAATACCAGTAAATGCTGTAGTTTGATATGTGTTATCTGGGAAACGTAAGCCAGTAGATTCTTCGAATCTCCAACCAACTCCATCTCCATTTTCAATATGAAATCCACCTGCATTTACAGTTAGGTTTGCAGTTGCTGCAGCCCAGCTATAATAAGCATTTTTAAGTGTTGTAGATGCTGGGATTAAAACTGGTGGAACTGATGATGGATTAGCTTCACGTGCTTCTATCAGTGCGTCATAAGAATTCTTACTTGCAGGATATCCTGGACCAGTATAATTTGTGGTCATGAATAACTCTTCAAGAACTAATAAAGTGCCTTGATAATTATCATAAAGATCGTTGACATCAGACGCTTCGATCTTAAGTGTATTTTTTAATTCAATAGAAGCAGGTGCAGTTAGTTTAGCTGGACTAAATGTATAATTCCCTTCATAGACACTTAAATTAATTGTATTGTTTGCATTTTTATTATTGTAGATATTTAAAGATCCAGACCCATCCTGAGATAACAATTCAGGAATAAAAATACCAGCATAACTTTCTCCGCCTGGATCAATGCTAATTGCATGAGAACCCCAACTATTTGCGTCAATCCCTTGGGTCCCTATTGTATTACCCTGAATCTTATAGTAACCTAAATTATCTAATACCGAGTCACCTAAACTGTTAACGATGTCGCCACCACTAGGTAATTGTAATTTACCATCATTTGCAAATGACCAAATATTATTGTTATTTTGAATTGATATTGAAGAAGCAGTGTCATTAGCTGGAATAGTTATAGAAGCAGTGCCAGCATTTGTTTGATCTGCGTTGGTAATAATAACACCAGTTAAACTGCTCATTGAGTCATTTCTAAACTGAATATTACCAGTATTACCACCTAACACTGAACTACCATTGCTATCAAGAATGTCACCACCTTCTGGTAGTGTTAGATTACCATCTGGAGTAAATTTCCACTCATTTCTAGGACCAGCACCACCCATCAAAATACTAACAGGGGTTTGTGTTAAATTAGAACCTACAAGTAGTGTACCCTGATAGTAAGAGTTAGTGATTCTTGCGCCATCTGCATTTTCTATACCAGCAGATCCTGTAACTGTAATATCCGCAAATGTGACAGAGTTAGTTGTGTTTAAATCTTGGTTGAATGAACTTCCACCGCCACCAGCAGGTCCTTGTGGACCTTGTGGTCCAGTAGCACCTTGTGGTCCCTGTGGACCTTGTGGTCCTTGTGGCCCAGTAGCACCTTGTGGTCCCTGTGGCCCAGTTAATAGAGTTGGTTTATTTCTTAAGTCATTATAATCGCCACTAAATAATGTTGGCTTATTAGTTAAATCGTTATATGATCCACTAAATACAGATCTAGCGTATAACTCTGTAAAGTTTTCGTTAACTTTTGTAAATGCTGTGCGTAATGCATCACCATTTCCACTATTTGGTGCTGAACCAATATTAATTGTTTGTTTTGCCATTATACGATATCCGTAGTTAATGTTGTTGAATCTGCTGTTAATGTTGTTGAATCTGCTGTACGTAAACTTGATGGAGGAGCTACAATTGCAGCACCTGGTTCACCAAATGGATTTGTTTCTGTGAAGTCTAATATATCATTACCAAAATCTTCGTATTCGATGTTATCTGCATTAAGATCATTGCGTAGCTCAATTGGATTATCTGCTTCAGTGATTAACCACTCTGCGTTTGTAGTAGAACCTACGAGCTTTCTAGCTAAACCACCAGCGCCTGATCCTGAAACTTCAAAGTATCCTTCTTTTCCATCACTACGTTTAATCTCATTAATGAACAAATACATCTCAGTCGTTGAATTTGGATACTTGTAATATATGTCTGTAACTTTACCAGTCATATAAATTGGATCGTTATCAATGTCGTATCCAACTAATTGAGTTACAACTTCTTCTTTTCTAAACTGAGCAGTTGTTGCAACGTTTACAATAGTAACTCTTTGCTTAAATTGTAATTGATCTTCTAATGCGTCAATCTCTTCAACACCAGTATTAAAGTCTTCATGACTATACTCGAATGTTTCACATTGAAGTTTATATGTAAAGATATTACCTAATTGATAGAACGGTTGTTCATGTTCTACGAATTTAATTTCATGGAATGAGTTACTAAATGGGATGTAGATTAAGTCGCCTTCATTTGGTCGACCATTAACAATTGTCGTGTCGTTTTCACCAACGAATTGTTCCCATCTACGTTTAGATACAATCCAATTAGATTGATCTCGGATCTCAAGACCAAACTTAGACATAATAGTTTGTTCACCGGTGTAACCATCAATGTCTTCTAAATACATTTCTAACATATATGCATTACCAAATACAGATGCAATGTCTTCGTTCATAATATCGTCGACATTCACAAGTGTACGTGGAATATAGTATACATCTATACCATACATGCGTAAAGATTCAATCACTAAATCTTCGTAAAGATTAGCTTCTGAATGAACCTTTTGATTAAAGTATACGTTAGTTGGCAAAGTATTAACCTGTGATAAAATCTACTGGAAGTGAGTATGAGTCTTTTAGTGATTCACCTAATGCTTCAATTTCAGCATTGGCTTCTTCTAATATTTTAGAAGCATTAATCTGTACACCACCAGGAAGTTGCATACCATCAAACTTAGATAAGTTAGTACCCCATTGACGTTTAATCAATGCAGTAGTATATTGTTTAAGCCAAGAATCATTCCACATTTCGGGTGTATCTTCTAATGATACATAAACCTCAGCCATAATAAATTCACCTGGTTGAATAGTACCTTTCCAATCGGTATCAATGAATAGTTTATTACCATGCTTTTGATATTGGATTGGTTGTACACCATTTAATAGTGAATCAACTTCTGATAAGTATTGTTTCATTTGAACATAATACTGTAATGACTCTGCTTTATACAATGCATAGAAGTCATTCAAATACATTTGGTATTTCATTGAGAACATATTAGTTGCTGCAAATGAATTTGTAATAGGCAGTACACGAATAACTGAAATAATGTTATCAGTTAATGTAAGATACTTATTGTCGATATCTGTCTGTGTAACTTGAATAGGAAGATAAGATCTACGTTGACCTTCCATATGCCAATCACGGTATTTCTGAAGTGCTTCATCAACACGATCTTCTACTTGATCGTCATCTACGTTGATCTCCAAAACTGGAGCACCAAGATTTCTAAAACAGTAATCTATAAGTGTTTGTCTATTTGTTGGAATTGCCATATTACGCCTTTAAAATTGAACGTAGCATCCATGCTAGTTTTTTATGTGCATCTAAACGTTGAGCTGCATAATCAGAAAGACCATGTTCTTTAGCTTCTTCAGCTACATCAAACAATTGCTGATATAGTCTAATCATAATTTGATTATCAGAAGCAAGTTGTGTCATCATACCAGTGGCAGATGGGAAACCTTCTTCGTCTTTAATTTGAGAGATTTGTGAATATACACTTAAAGAACCAGGTGCGTATTGACCTTGAATTCTAATGTATTCTGCAATGGTGTCGTTTTGCTCGTAAAAGTCACTATAGGCGTCAGCAAAAAACTCATGATATTGAGGGAAGTCAGAACCTTCAACATTCCAATGAAACATTTGAGTTTTTAAGTATAATGAAAAGTTCGTAGCAAGAAGTGTACGAAGTAGTTGAACAAGTTCAGTCATAAAAAAATAGCCCTATAGTTTATTTCTATAGAGCTATTTATATAGTTTTAGATTAGAGGATTACTCTATTTGTTGAACTACTATTGGATCGCCATTTTCATCGGCAACAGATTGAGTCCATGAATTATCTTCATTCTGAACTAAAACTGTTATTGTAAATAAACCTTCTATTGTTTTATAATAGTCTTGGCGTATTTTATCTTGAAGAATCTTAACTTCTTCAAATGTAATTGCTTCTTCTTGAAGACCAGTTAATTGATTGTGTATGCTATATTTTTTTGTCATGCTACTGCTCCATATACTGTTCCGTTTGTTAACCAAGTTATTGAATTTCCATTTAAATTAATTGCTCTACCACCAGCGCCACCCGCTGGATTTGTAAATGCAAAATAACCACCTCGGCCACCCGCAGCACCCCAACCGCCGCCACCACCGCCAGCTGAGGTGCCACCGGGGTTACCTATGTTTCCACCTGGATTTCCAGCGGAACCTCCGCTAGCTGGAGTTCCTCCGCCAGCGAAGCCTCCACCACCACCGGCGCCTCCGCCAGCGGCTGGACCACCGCCAACACCTGGCATAATTCTTCCACCACCACCACCACTTCCACTTCCATTACCACCAACACTTCCTGGACCACCACCCCCGCCAGGAGCTCCTGAATTAAAGACTTGACCACCACGACCGCCACCAGCGCCACCGCCACCGCCAAAGGAACCACCACCACCGCCGCCACCAATAAAACTATTATTGGTAATGCGTAACGATGTTAATATACTCATAGCTGGTCCTCCAGGAAATGCAGCCGGACTGTTAACTGTTTGAGAACCATCACCACCTTTACCCATAATGAAGCCATTATTCACAAGTGTTATTGTATCTCCTGCAACAAGACCACCGGCTATTATTAGAGCTGGTATTGATGTTGAATCCGACCAAACATATACTCCAGAATTTACAGTAATAGTGATATCTGATTTTCCAGCAACATAACCAGATAACAAAGAAGGATTTACTGTTGCCTGTTGTGTATTTGCAGAAAACACAAAATTAACTGTGGCCCTGTTTGATTTACCGCGTCCATTGCTTTTTGAAATGGCACCAGAAGAAACACCAAATAGAGTTCTAACTACAGTACTACCTAAACTAATTGGCGCTGTAGATGAAAGACCTAACTCGGTATTAACGTTAGATAGTGAAATAGGACCGGATGTTGGTAATGGCATATGTAAACTCTTTAACTAACTGCTCCATATATTGTTCCAGTAGTTGTGTATGTAACTGAATTTCCGTTTAGGATAATTGCGCTACCACCAGCACCTCCTAAACCAGCATTTGCTGCAAATGTACTCCCAGGATTATTTTGTGTACCTCCCGGCGAAGGCCCTAATGGAAAAGGTCTTTGTATAGTACCTCCTGCGCCACCAGAGGCACCCCATCCGCCGCCACCACCACCCGCTGAAAATACCCTAATATTTTCAGGTATAGTAAAAAATCCACTACCACTTATACCACCAGCTTCATTAGCATTAATACCAGGAAGTATACGGCCACCACCACGACCAACCCAATTTGCTGGTTGAGAACCAATAGAGCCAAGAGATCCACCGGTACCACCTGCAGTGCCGTCAGCTCCACCGCCAGCTCCACCGCCAGCACCTCCGCCGCCACCTGCACCTGTTCTAGCGGAACCACCGCCACCGCCGCCACCTGCAATAAAAGAATTATTGGTAATGGTTATGCTATGACTTAGAGAGATTGCTGGTCCACCATTCGTGCCTGAGCTTGGAGCTGATGTCGATGTACCACCATTACCACCTCTACCCATAATAAATCCATTATTTACTAAGGTGATTGTATCTCCAGAAGCAAAAGCTCCTATAGTTAACGCAGGAACACTAGTTAAATCTGACCAAATATAAACACCAGTATTGATTGTAATAATAACATCGGATTTTCCAGCAACATAACCAGATAACAAAGAAGGATTTACTGTTGCCTGTTGTGTATTTGCAGAAAACACACGATTAATTGTCACTCTATTAGATTTTCCTCTACCATTACTTTTTGAAATGGCACCAGAAGAAACACCAAATAAAGTTCTAGTAAAAGAACTACCTAGTGAGTTCTGAAAGTTAAAATCAAATCCAAGTTCTCTATTAATATCAGATATTGAAATAGGACCGGATGTTGGTAATGGCATTACACAGTTCCAAATGCAGTTACATCACCAGTTACAGTTAGATTTCCAGAAGAATCTAACTTCATTCTATTAACACCATTATGCGCAAAGAATAAAACTCCACCAACTTCTTTTACTTTCCAATTAGTTCCAATCGTTAGCCAAGCATTTGCATCATATTGTGGAATTTGATTAGCACTAACACCAAAGCCATTTGTAGATAACGTTGTTAGGTTTGCGTTCAATGGTTGTATTGATGGTTTATTAGTTAGATCATTATATGAACCAGATGTTGCTACAGTTGCTAGTGTAGGTCTATTAGTTAGATCGTTATAAGAACCAGAGAATAATGTTGGTCTATTTAATAAATCATTATAAGAACCAGTTGCAGAAACCGTTGCTAACGTAGGCCTATTAGTTAGATCGTTATAAGAACCAGATGTTGCAACTGTTGCTAGTGTTGGTGCAGTATAGCTTATAACACCAGTTGTTGAGTTATAACTTAATGATCCTGAAACACTAATTCCAGTTCGTGTTATATAATTAGCATCATTAGTAAATGAAGATACTACAGTTGGAACTGTAGGGATAGTTGGTTTATTACTTAAATCATTATAAGAACCAGAAGTTGCTACTGTTGCAAGATCAGCACTATTTGCTTTTAATCCAATTTGATTAGAAACAGTTGTGGCAAAGTTGGGATCATCACCTAACGCTGCAGCCAGTTCATTTAAAGTATTTAATGTAGCAGGTGCAGTATCAACTAAATTAGCAACTTGAGTATTAACGTATGTTTCAGTTGCTAATCCAGTTGGTTTATCGTTTAAATCATTATAACTACCAGAAGTTGCCACCGTTGCTAAAACTGGTTTATTGGTTAAATCATTATATGAACCGGAGAACAATGTAGGTAATCCAGTTAAATCACCATAAGCACCAGAGAATAATGTAGGTAATCCAGTTAAATCACCATAAGCACCAGAGAATAAAATTGGCTTATCGGTTAAATCATTATATGAACCAGAAAATAATGTTGGCAATCCAGTTAAGTCAGCATAAACACCAGAAAATAATGTTGGTAAATTAGTTAATTGAGTATAACTAATATTTGGAATATCACGGCCATCGATGTTTAAACGATTGCCCGGTCCTAAGTTAGTCCAATATAGAGTGTTAGAAGTTGGAAGACTTTCATTATCATAATTAGCAATGTATATGTTTCCATTATCGTATACTACATCACCTACAAGATAACGAGTGCCATCTGCAAGTGTGTGATTAATTGTCCATTCAACTGCAGCTTTTACTAAATTTGGAAGATTAGTTAGATCATTATAAGAACCAGAAAACAGTGTTGGTAAATTGGTTAAATCGTTATATGAACCAGAGAATGATGATGAACCAAAGTTACTAATTGCTTGAGTTACCCAAGCTTCACTAGCTAATGGGAAACCACCAGTAGTAACACCATCGTGCACAATAACCGTGTCTTTATCTTTGTCAATGTAAAGTTCGCCTTCTTCGCCTAAGAAAGCATTACTTTCTGTTGTAGAACCTCTACGGAATTTTACTGTTATTGCCATATGATTATTCTTTAGTTATGTTATACTGACGTTATTAAAAATGATTTAGCTTCTTCTATAGAATTAAACCAATACCAACCATCTATAGGATAACTATAATTATTTTTAGTTTCTTTACGCAATTCATAATTTTGATAAGGACCTAAAACGAAGTTAGGCGCATATAATAAATCATCATCTAATTTGTAAAAACCAGAAGTGTTTTCTGTGTTAGTGTCTGTGATATTTTCCATAATTTTTATCCTACAACAGTCCAACCCTTAGCTTGGGCAATACTAGGATCATCTAAAGGAGTTCCATAGTTATTATTGACAGTAATAGTTTGCCCAGTTACTATTGGTAAGTTAGTATATATTTCATTTAATGCATTTGCAGATAAATTACAATTAGCTATAGAAAAACTAAATTTAAAATCTTTTGCTCTTATGCGCTTAATATTTGGACATGCATTAAATATACTACCCAAAGATGTCACCGATGATACATTCAATTCTGGTATAGAATTTAATGATGTACAATTATTAAACATAGAACTCGCAGTAGTTACATTAGACGTATTAAACGTTGGTATTGCTAATAATATACTAGCATTTTGAAACATACTACTCATATTAGTTACGTTAGATGTGTTAAATAATGGTACTAATCGTAATGAATTACAAAGTTGAAACATACCGGCCATATTTGTTACGCTGGACGTATTAAATAATGGAACTGAAGATAACATATTACATGATTGAAACATAATACTCATATTTGTTACTTTAGATGTATCAAATAATGGGACTGATTGTAATGAATTACAACCACTAAACATAAAGCTCATATTAGTTACGTTGGACGTATTGAATAGCGGCACTGAAGTTAATGAATTACATGTTTGAAACATAGTAGCCATATTAGTTACGTTGGACGTATTGAATAGCGGCACTGAAGTTAATGAATTACAACCACTAAACATAGTGCTCATAGTAGTTACGCTAGACGTATTGAATAACGGAACTGAAGCTAATGCATAACAATTATTAAACATACTATTCATAAGTGTTACTTTAGATGTATTAAACATTGGTACTAAAGTTAATGACGCGCATCCACTAAACATACTAATCATATTAGTTACGTTAGACGTATCGAATAACGGAACTGAAGCTAATGACGTGCAGTTAGAAAACATACTACTCATACTTGTTACTTTAGATGTATTAAACATTGGCACTGAAGCTAATGTTCTACAGTTACTAAACGTACTATTCATATTTGTTACGTTAGATGTATTAAATAGCGGTACTGAAGTTAAAGAATGACATCCACTAAACATACTATTCATATTAGTTACTTTAGATGTATCAAATAATGGGACTGATTGTAATGAATTACAACCATCAAACATACTACCCATATCACTTACATTAGATGTGTTTAATGGTGGTATGGTTTTTAATAAATTACATCCACTAAACATACCACTCATACTTGTTAGACTTGATATGGAAGGATTTATTACAACATTTTGCAATGATCTCATAGTTCTAAGCGATAATGATGTAACATTTCCAAGTTGATTTAATGCTACTCTTTCAATAGAAATAGCACCGACATCACCACCGCTTAAAGATAATGAAGTAATATTACTACTTGCTATTGCAATATCTAACCATCCAGCATTATACGAAACTGTTGTTTGACTATGTCTATTGGTAAGATTAATGACGTTTAACTCGTTATTAATCTTTGGAGTGATGACAACTGTAGCTATTTTATATGGTAAAAGAGTACCAAAACCATTATTTGTTAACGTAATTGGATTACCATTAGGCACTGTAGATATTTGGAATGTATTAGTGGTTGCGTTTATTACATAATAATATTGGGCTTCTGCAATTCCTATAGTAGTTACTATATTCCAAAATTGAACAAGCATTCCATTAGAATATCCATGATTATTTCTAGTAACAATGTTAGTTATTTCAGTAAATGATACTGGCGCGTCTGTTCCAGATAAATTTATGTTATTATAGTTATATTCATAATTTACTTGTACACCAGCACTACTATCAATAATTGTTCCATCACCAAGATTTACATCGCAATTGCCATTGGCAACAAGTGTAAAAAAGTTTGCATCATTTGGATATACTGCGTATAATCCTACGAATTTATTAGATCCAACTGGTGCTTCGCATTCTGGCCATGATGGATTTCTCACCCATTCACTAGGTGTAGAAGATAATTTAGCGCTAGAATATGTTTTTGATTTAACACTAGTATTATTATATCCATCATTTTTTAATGTGCGAAAACTCATTGCGTAATCTCTGATCCAAATAAGTTAAACGCTAAAGTTGAAGTTCCTGCAAAAACTGTAACTACATCAGTTTGAGCTAAAGAAATACCAATTGTTAAAAAGATAGAATCTCCAGCACTAATAGCTGAATCATAAATTATATAATGTTTATTAACTAATGTTTCACCTGCTGGGCGTATTGCAATCCTAAAGGTTGTAGATACACCAAGATTAGCAATTGATAAAGTAGAACATACGGCGCTTGTTGCATTAGGCACCGTATAAATGGTTGTGTTAGTATTTGCAGTAGGGACAACTTGCCCTAAGACTTTGTAGACTGAAGGCATTTTATGCTCCCATTAATAAAAAAAGTTGTTCAAACCCAGATGATCCACCAGCAGTAGAAGTACTACCGCCATTAACAATATTCGTAATTCTTCCCTGTGCGTCAACGGTGACGTTTGCATTAGTATAAGAACCAGGAATAACTGCAGTATCACTTAGATTAAATGTTGTTCCTATTAGTGATAATCCTGTACCAGCTGAGTATGTCGTATTTACAATATTAGCAATTTGTGTATTGACGTACGTTTCAGTTGCTATGTTTGTAGGAATATTTAAAGTAGATGTAGAGACTGTTGTAATCTGTCCCTGTTCATTATATGTTATAACTGGAATTTGACTACCAGAACCAACAGTTCCAGCAGTGATATTGATCTTATCTACTTTAGAGGTTAATTCTGATTCTTTAGCTAGTAAAAAACCACCCTGTTGTACACCATCGTGAACTCTTAGTGATTTTTCGCCAAGATCTACATAAAGTTCACCTTCAGCTCCAGTAAATGCATTGGCACTAGAAGTACTACCTCTTCGTATTTGAACTTTTGTTGACATGTAATAGATCCTTTATTAACTTAGATCTATTTATAATTCTAAAGTCTTTCTATATCGCTTTCATCACAATATTCACCATATTGAATTTCAATAATTACTAATGGTTCTTTATCATGTGTATTAGTTAACTTATGCCAAGAGTTAACTGGAATCTTAAAGAAGTCTTGTTTTCTTAACTCAGTGATATCTACGTTTCTATCATTTTCTCTAGTTTGTATTAATCCTATACCTGATTCTACAAACCATAGTTCTGAACGACTAAAATGTCTTTGCATACTAATAGCTTGATTAGGTTCTAATACTAACTTCTTAACCTTAACATCAGCCTCTTGGCTTTTATAAAAGTTAAGATAATGACCCCAAGTTCTATTAGTCTTTTCATACTTCCAGTTTTGCAGTATAGTAGAACTTGAATTCTTTTTATCTACTCCACCAACACCAAAAATAAACTCTACATTGGTATCATCTTTATAGCGATCCATCTCTGGAATATTACCTTCTTTACGATCGCCGCCATTTGCAAATATAATCTTATTCTTTGGAAATAGTTTTTTAACTTGTTCTATAGCATCACACGCTGAGTTATCAGAATCATCAAATTGAATAACACATAGAACATTCTTCATATTAGAAAGAATTGAATTGCGTTCTTCAAATGACATAAATGGAGAACCCTTTTTACGAGTTAACCATTCGTCAGAATTTAAACCAATAACAACTCTACCATATTGAGAAGCGTCTTTAATATATTCAATATGTCCGGAGTGAATAGGATCAAATCCACCGGTTACAATTACTATATTATCTGTCATACTTTTAATGCCAGTCATGTATTTTTACATTTCTTTTGTTTAATTCATTTATTATTGTTTGTTCTCTGATTAGAATTTCTTCTTTATTAGAAAAAAACCTATTGTGCCATTCTACATAAATTTCTGATATAAGATCAATTGAAAAGTCATTAATCATTTTTTCTAAAACGTCGTATTCAGAACCTTCTATATCAATTTTTAAAATAATAAAATCATCTCTTGTAAAATTTTCTAATATAAATGATGAAAAATCAATTGAATTTACTAAAATTTGATGTTTAAATGTTCCATAATGTAATGGACTATTCCATTTATCTAAATCTACAATGCTAGACCCCTGTCCGGTGTTATTGCCATCATCCATTGTTTCAATATTTAAAGTTATACTTTCATTATTAATACCAATAGCTTGATTAAAAAACTTAACGTTAAGGTCTGGTCTGAAAGATTTTTTATTGAGCGTATTAAACGTTACAGGATTTGCTTCCCAAGAAAATATTTCCCAAGTGCTATCCATGCATTTATAATTTGCAATTTCGCTTAATCCTTGCCCATAGTGTGTACCGCAATCTAAAAATATTTTTCTCATATTTTTACTAATTCTTCTAAAGTATATAAGTTTTTTAAATAAGACGAAGTTTCTTTTAATACACTAACTTCAATATCTCCATCTCTTCTTTTAATAAAGTTAATATTAAAATCTGCATTATTAACTTCTTTAAATTTATTTACAATCGTTAAAACTGAATTACCCTTACCATGACCGAGTGATTCTATTCTATTTGCCGGCAAATCAACCGCTTTAATAATAGCATCACATATCTCGTTTACATGTACATAGTCTCTAATACAAGTTCCATCTGGTGTATTATAATCGTTTCCATAAATGTTAAACTGTTTAGTATCTATAGCTTTAATTAAAGCATAAAACAAACCATCTGGATTAGTTGGTTCTATGCCATCAGAACCTATAACATTATAAAATCTAAAAATAGTGTATGGAATACTATTAGTTGAACAATGTTGTTGAATGATTTCTTCACACGCCTTTTTAGATATTGCATATGGACAATTCACATATTCCACTGCACCAGTTGAAGCGAATATAAAATTCTTAGTCTTTATATTTAGAACGTTTATCGTTCCATTAATATTTGTATCATAATATAATAGTGGATCTTTTACAGATTCTCCAACTTGTACTTTAGCAGCAAGGTGAATAACTACATCATATTCTTCGTCAATATTAAATTGATTCCTAATATCGATTTTATATGTAGGGGTTCCGTCGATATCTAATGTGTCAACTATTTTAAGTTTCTTAACCAAGTGTTGGCCAATATATCCTTCTGAACCAGTGATTAGTATTTTCATTTATTAAAAAGCTCTTCTAAGTAACTACCTTTTGGTGGCAGTTTTCCTTTCAGGTTATACTTTTGATTTAATTGAGAGTTCCATATATGCGTAACATACGAATTTTTATTTTTTTCTCTAGCTACATTTATTAGATTTTTCTCAATAAACACATCTATCTCATTCCAATGAATTGCAAAGAAAGCCTCTGCAGATAAAACTTCAGAAGAAAGGTTGTTTTCTTTTATAATATTTGAGCATAAAACTGGACCAGCTAATGCCCATTCTGGAAATTCATAGTTATACTTAATGCAACACTCTTCAAATTTTTTACAAAATAATTCTACAAGTTCGTAATTACCAAAATGTAAAACTGCACTATTTGTATACCATTGTTCTCCAACAGCTTCATACGCTATAACAATCTTTTTATTTTCTTTTAGTTTTTTAAACTCAGACTGATCCTTTAAACAAAAGCAGTCTGCATCAAAATACCATCCACCAAATTGTCTAAGAACCATTATTCTAAATGCATCAGAAAACATTGCAAGATTAGCGTATTGTTTATTATTATCTTGTTCTAAACCAAATGGATGTCTTTGCTTATATTTAAACTTATGTTCTTCTGGTAAGAACTCACGTATATCTCTTAATGTAGCACCATTAGGAACATTTTCTAATTTGTCATAAGACCAAAGATTAACCTCAAAGTTGCTTTTTACAAATGATTCTATACACTTTATCTCATATAAAGATAAAGTTCCGTGCCAAACAAAATGAGCTATTTCACGTTCCAAAGTCTGCATGATTAATTCTGTCATTAAATGACTTAGAAAATATTTTTTGATTATTAGTATTGGCTAAAGGTCGTGTTTTTTCAAGATCACTATCATTAAATTCTGTAAACGCACATAGAGGGTATGCTAGATGTATATTATCTAATGTGTCAACTATCTTAAGTTTCTTAACTAGGTGTTGACCAATATATCCTTCTGAACCAGTGATTAGTATTTTCATTATTGTATTATTAGATTGTTACATCCATTTGTATGAATTATTGTGCTAGGATGATTTAATCCACCATACACTGCAAATCCAAGATTAGTACCATCTAGTCTTTGTTCAATACCATAAGAACCATGTTCTCTTTTTATTTTGGGTAAACATAATTTAGAATAATTTGGTAAATATAAAATATGTGGATTATTTGAAGCACTTCGTGTTAAACAAACTTCCATATCATTAACTTTTATTTCTGCATAACAATTATAAGATGTATAAACATGACTTTCATTATTTGTAATTCTATTAAATTTTAAATGCGAAATATTTGTATTAATAATATTGTTGCATATTTGCTCAAGACTATGTAATATATTATTTTTAAAAATCCAATCATGTTCTAACATAAACATAAATGGTGTTTTACATGATTCTATGGCTGTAATATATCCATCAGATAAACTTTGAGAGAACTTTAAATCGCAATCAATATTAGACTTTATAGAGTTAATGTAGTAGTTAACAACTGCTGGGTCGTTATTTGGATTTGGGTCTAGCCAAATCGTTGGTCTTATATAACCAAAGGTTTCAACAAATGATTTAAATGTTTCAAAAATAGTTTGTTTTGTAGTTATATAATACGTGCTATTTGTAAAAATGTGGAGTTCAATATTATTCATATTTTCTATATTCCTTTGAATTCATAATACAATTTGCTATTTCATTTAATGGCATATTGGAATGTACATAATTTCTTAAGCCTGAAATATCGGCTGATCTTTTTAATAAGTCATTATATAATTTATTTACACTTATAAATCTATTATAGAACGCAATGGTGTCTTTAACTTGGGCACTATTTTTATTTGTTGATATGTCTAAATTATTAAAAAGACTATGTATTATAGAACCCTTTGGAGGATTTTCTTTATCATATCCAAGTTCATTTAAACTAGAACACCATATATGAACTGCATATGCGTCTTTAATTTCAGGTTTAGCTTTATCTGCTTCTTCAGGTTTAACTAGCCAATGTCTATTTTTCCAATATATTGGAAAAAATATATGTGAAGGTAATAAACCATCAAAAAGTTTGTGCTTTATACTAACCTCCGCCATTAATGCTGGACCAAAATCTGTAAATGTTTTAGCTATATTATTTTGTTCTTTTAGCTTTATATCTAATTCTTTTTTAAATAACTCAGCGATTTCTTTTGATAGATAAAATATGCTATTGCCAAAAATATTAATGTGAATATATTCTTGTGAAATAGCATATGGAATATTATTTCTTAGTGTCTTAAACTCATTTGCAGATTTTAAACAATAGCAATCTGAGTCTACCCACCATCCAGGTTCTTTACATAAAAGATTGATTCTAAAGACATCAGCAAAAACAGCAATGTTCGCATGACTAGTTGATTTTCCTTCAATGACTTTTTCTAAAGTTTTATACTTAGTCAAATCCGTTTCTGATAAAATTTCTCTAGCGTCTCTACTAATAGTGCCATCTATCTGTAAATTTGTATAAGACCATAACTGTACATTAAACCCATTGCGTATAAATGATTTTATACACGTTTCTTCAAATGTAGACAATTTACCATGCCAAAAAAAGTGAGCTATTTCAGGTTCCAAAGTCTGCATGATATTTTCTTTTCTTAAAGTTATCGGAATATTGATCAAAGATTCCCTGATATTGATTTCGTTCTATTTCAATATCACTATCTTCATGCTGTCGATGCACAAGTATAGGGTTAGTGAATAAAGCTTTACAATCTTCATAAAAATAATTCCAAATATTATCAGCTTCAACTACAACTGGATAATTTAATTCTAATAGTTTTTTAGCACCTGACTTAGATATCATATAAGCGTGCGTACCATGAACATAATCTAGCGTTTGCGTTGGATAATGTGATTTATGTATTGTCGTTTGTCCTATAGAAAACTCAACTTTATCTAGATAAGTAATAGATTCTTTTTCTATTAATCTATATGGTGATTGTTTAGTTTTTAATTTACCATTAAAAAATTGATTAGACGAAAAACTACCTAAAATTAAAAAATCAAATTTGTTTGGTTCCAAATTAAAGTCTTTAATGAACTGTTTAAATTCTAGAGTTAACTCTGCATCATCTTCTAAAATTATAGCATATTCTAAATTTTGTTCTATTATTTTTTTAGCAATTTCTACATGTGATAATGCGCAAGCGATTTCAGTTTTTTTTAATTCTCTGTGTATTAAAACAGATTTTTCTTTATTATAAATTTTACTAGTATCATTAGGTAATTTTTTACCATCAACAGCTTTTACAATTTCATAATTCTTAATACCAATATTTGCTAACCTACCTTCTATTAATTGTTTCCTATCAGGTCTACGCTCAAGGTTAACTACAAAAATAGGAAGTTTATTATCTAATGTAGTTGGTTCATATGGATTGTATTTAAATTTATTTTTAAATTCATCTGAATTACACATACCAGCTTGTATATCAGTTAATGATATGCGCGAATTTAAATAGTGATTTAAGCCGCTTTCGTCAGCTTCTCTACCTAACATTGTTCTATATAAGCGTTGTATTTCTTGTTTTCTATTCATTGTCTTCAATCCATTATAGTACACTTGTGTTTCATCGCTTTTACGTTGTCTTATTTCATCAGGAGCTTTAGTTATAGACCCTTCATTAAACATTAATCTCTCACCCCTTATAATAGTAGAGTCATCATCTACATAATATGTTGCTTTATTGTGAATTAAATCACACGATAAGATTAAATCTTCCCAACCAAATGTAGTTTTATATCCACCAATTTCTTTTAGTTTTTTAGTTTTTATTGCAGAGTTTAATATACCACCAAATGAAAAATACGATAAATTATAA